TGAATAATTTTTTATTCAACATGTGTAAATCTTCCATAGAAATGTTAAGTAAGTTTGCGTCTATTCTCTCAGCAATTCTTTCTTCTGCCATTTCCATGGTAATGTATAATACATTTTTGTTTTGTGCCAATGCACTTGCGGCTTGATGACACATAAACAAAGTTTTACCAACACCTGTGCCTGCCAATGCGACATTCAATGTTTTAGTTGGTAAACCGCCTTTTGTGACTTTGTTGAAATAGTCTAGATCAAAAGGTATTCGTGTTTCTTTCTTGTGATAATAGTCAAATCGTTTTTCTATATCCAGTAAATAATCATGCCCCACAGCATTATCAAAACTAACAGAGAGAGCATCCCGGAGAATTTCTGGTATAGCTTCTGGAGTGTGTTTTTTATCTTTTCCATCTATAATATGTATGCCTTCCATAACAGCATTATGAACAGCACGGTCTTTACAAAATTTCTCAGTTGTATTCACTAACCATTCTAAATCAACCTCTTGTGGATCTAATGATGAAATTAAATCAACAATTTTTTTATACTCATCTTCATTTAAGTCTTTGCGTTTACCCAAATCAATTTGTAGAGTTTCTTTAGTTGGTCGTTTGTTATACTGTGAGATAAATTTTTGTATCTCAGAAAATACTACTCGCTCATTGCGATCTTCAAAATACTCTGGTTTAAGAAAAGGTAATACTTTTCTTGTGTAGTCTTCGTTATGTAGTAGATTCCTGAGAGCCGTTCTCTCTATCTTCTCTGCTGTTATCATTCTTATCCTTATCTATTTCCATTGTTAATATATCACCAATCATGTTAATAAATTCATCTGAATCTGTGTCCACATCATTTGGGTTCTCATGTACATTGTATTCAAACTTCAGTCTTAACTTATCATCTTCTTCAATAGGTTTTACTTTTCCATAAGTATAGATAACATTCTCGTATTTACCATCAGCAATACGAAACCCTGCTTGTTCAAATCTTGGGTGTTCAACATAATTATACTTCGGAATTTCCATATGAATATTCTTTTTTAGCTGCTTCGTCTATTTGTTGTAATATATCGTCTGTAAAATATTTTTCAGGATCAGAATAGATTGATTTCGCATATTGCTTAGAGCCATCTGGCAATTCTATTCTTGTTGATACTTGTTTAAAGATACCATACTTACATGCTAAGTCTAGTAATCCATAGTATTTATCTAAACCTGTATCATAACGCAATCGAACATCAACCATCATATTTTCTTTTGATAATCTACTCTTTTGTGTTTTACAATGAATAATATTACCAACAACCTCTGTGCCATCTTTTTCTTTTTTCTTAGAAAGATAAACAATTGTAGATGCGGCATACTTCAAACCAGAACCACCACCCATTTCTTTTGTAGGCATATATGCACCCACAACATCATATGTGTGATTGGTAATAACCATTGGCACTTTTGCACGACCAAGTTTTAAAGTTAATACTCTAAACGCAGCCTTTAATACTTGTGCCCTCGTCATATCTCTTGTTTCTTTTCCGTCTGCTGTGTCTTCTACTTCTTTGGTTGTAGATAACATACCTAAACTATCTAGAACTAATAACAATGGTTTTCTATCTGCTTCGTTTTGTTCCATGTATTTGTCTAACACAGTTAGGGATTGTGTTCTAAATTCTTGTACTGTTGTCACAGGCATGATAATCATTCTTTCACTATCAATACCTCTGTCTTCAATTAATTTTTTTGTTAATGCACTTTCACTCTCAAAATAGATAACACCTGCGTCAGGATTATTATCTAGAAAATGTTTTACCATACCTAATACAAAGAAAGTTTTACCTGTCG